GAAGTATCTTGAAAAGAATATATTGCAAACATTCTCAAACCCTCTTTGAGCCTGCTGTCCACCTGGATTTTCTACTATGACTGGTGTCTTTGTAAAAACTTGCTCTCCATCTACATCAAAAGATAGGACATCTGAGTTTCTTGGCTTGATAACAACCGTCTGTCCACTTTCCATAATTGAGGCTTTATTATAAAATGGCGTATTAGATCCACTTTGGATTGTAGTTGACTGCTTAAAGTTTGTTTTAAAGTTAATAGATTTTGAATTTGACACATAAACAATATCAAATAATCTTGCCTCTGGGCTGCCAGTCTGATACCACTCATAAACGTGCTGTAAGGTCGCTGGAGAGACTCTGGCATTGGCATCTATGAATTCTCCTAGCAATAGCGCAGTCTCTTCTCCTAGGGCCCTCATGAACTGAATCTTACCTGCTTGAGCGCCATCAAGGAACCCGATGGAGTAGTTTATTATATTGTTCATTTCTCTATTAAACATCTTTGAATCAAACTTTATTTTTATCATATGTCTACCGACTGATTCTCAGACCTACGTATAATTATGCTGTAATACTCTACACTTCCAAATGGCCCAATGTATGGCTCTATCTTGGCAATCTCAAAGATAGTAGATTTGCCAGATCTTGGACCAGAAGTTTCAATGTATACTGGATTACAATTTCTATCTTGAACATTGCTAACAATAACATTTGTGATTGAGTTTGAGCCCTGTGTTGAGGCTATTCTTGGATCTGTCTTGCATCTTCCAATTAATAGTTTTTCTTCTGTAATATTTACGTTTGGAAGAACATCTTCTTTTGTTGCTGATCCAGCAGCATTAAAGTTACAGGCTATAGTCCTATCTTGAATCCATTGCTTTTTAACATTTCCATATGCACCTTGCTCAACAATAGGATAAAAAATATCTGCTTGCATCGGAAATATAAAATCGGTTGATTCGCATATCATTAAATTATCCCTGGCTTAACAATGGTCTTAACATATTTGTCAAGTATCTTATCTACTAGGAAATTACCAGTGCCACTAAGCATTACCTTATCAAACTGAATTCTAAATTGGTCGGTGTTGTAGGATGTTATATATCTCTTGTAGTAGTCTAACTTTCCACACTTAAGATCTTCAATGAGTAACTTTGTTGCATACTCAATGTCTGCTGGAATTGTTATGTATCCGTAGTCAACAATAAATGTATAGTCGTGACCTTGTGGAAACCCAACACCCTCATAGCCATAATATCCAAGGTCTCCTCTTCCAATAGGAAGGTTTGGAGCGGTTGACTCATATCTGTTTAGTTGATCTGAAGAAACCTTCTGTATAGCGGTCTTATCTGCAGTGATCGCATATTCATACTTATTTAATTCTGGAGTTGCTCTATCGTAGACTAGTTCATTGTTTTCATAAACCTTGAATACTCTATAAACTTTTTCCCATAAAGGAAAATAGTCTGACCCATTGCCAGTGCCTATAACTGTAACTTTTTTATTGTAAAATCCTTCTGGACAGAATGTATCTATCATTGACCTTGCTACTAATTCTAATGTTGTGTATTCAGCAATCTCTGATGCTGTTGTTCCTAATGTGTTTGGGTCTACATATGGTCGGATTAACTCGTAGTATTCTTCGTATACAAGTTCGTCTGATTCACTAATCCTATAAATCTCTACCCTGTAATTATTATCATATCTTCCTGGAAGAGTAATGTTGATATTTTCTCCAGTTGACATTCCAAAAAAGTTTTCTGTTGTGACTGAAAGATCCGCCATATCTGTTATATTTGCATAGAAATCTCTTGGGTTACTTCCAGAGGAAGGAACTACAAAGGTTACTACAATATCATCATATGGCGGAACTCTCAACATCTCCATGGATTACTTACCGAATTCCTTCGCAACTTCTTCTGGTGTTGCTACACGAACGTGGTCACGAGTGAGCCACTTGTCTGCAGCAGATACTGGAACAATGTTGTATCCACGATAAACCTTGCCAACTTCAGCCCAAGTAACATTCTTGGTTGAATATAGAGCAATCTTTTCTTCCTTTGGCTTATCCTTTTGAGCAAAAGTCTTGCGTGGTGCTGGTGCTGAAACTGTTGTTCCAATAGCGCCACCTGCGGTGACTCCAACTCCCTGAACTTCTTCTCTTGCACCGTATACTGGACGTTCTACAACTTCCTGCTTTGGTGCTTCTGGTTCAACTTCTGGAGCAACTTCAACTACTGGTGCTTCTTCAACTGTTTCAACAACTGGTGCTTCAACGACTGGCGCTTCCACAACTGCTTCTTCTACAACTGGAGATTCTACAATAGGATCTACTGCTAAAGGAGTTGACTCATTTTCATTATTAATTTCTGACATATTAGCCTCCTTGTTAGTATTATATCATTAAACTATTAAAGGGAGTAGGAGCGTTAACTCCTACTCCCCTAATATTTACTGTTTACAGATTATGCGTCTGCTGCAGCGTCAGCGAATGCAATTGCATCCTGCTCTTCCCACTGAATACCGAAGCGGACGAAGACTGTATATTCTACAGTATCCTTCTTTGGCTTGTATTCACGGTTTACAGTGATGTCACGCTGGAATCCCCATACACGGTTCTGTGGGAATGTCAAGTCGACATATCCTGCAGGGTAGTATGGAACTTCTTGAACATCGATTCCAAGAACACGAGTTGTTCGTGCTGATCCCAATGTCTGAGCGTTTCCGTCAAGGTATGATTGACGCATAGCAGGAGTTCCTGCTGCGCCTGGATGTGAACCAAAGGCTTCTGCAATAGCATCTGCCAATGTTCCGTTGTTCTTTACAATACCCTGGAACGCATCTGTTCCTGCATAGAACTTCAAGTTAGACTTGATAGCACGATACTTACGTGGCATTGCTAGGATAATGTTCTGCATAACTTCTGGAGTCCATGCGTTGTTAGCAACGGTGACTACAGATTCATGTGCATCTCCCTCAGTCTTGACACGGTTTACGAAACCGTTCATGATTGAAAGGAAGTTGTCTGATCCTGCACCTGTTCCATTAATGGCAAGATCTTCAATATCATTAGCAAAAGCATTTGTCATCAATCTTACGACGTGATCTTCAAGTGCTGCTCCTTCGATATTGTCTTCAAGTGCTTCTGATGATACTTCCCAGTCAAGACGGATCTTCTTTGTTGTAAGTTCCACCTTTGAGAATGTTGCACCAGCATTTGTGTATGCGCCATCTGCCTGAGCAGCAGCACGAATTACACGCTCACCAACGTTAACCTTTTCAAGTTCCATGGTGTTTGCTCTCATGGTCACTTTGCGACCATCCTGAGCCAATACAGTTGCATCCCACACGTAGTCAATAAAACGACGTGCTTGTTCAGGGCGTAGAATACCGCTTCCAGTATCACCTGAAGGATTTACTGCATTTGCGCCTGATGTTACACCAAATGTTGCGTTTGGAATGTTTCCAACTGCTCCACCGTCTGTGTAGTTACCAGGGATATTTGAACCTGCCTCGGATCCAGATGCGAATGCACCTTGTCCTTGATAAAGTCCTGGCGCTGTTCCGCCTAGTTCACCTGCTGTTCCAGGCTGATTCTTCTTAATTTCTTCCGACATATATTTCACCTCCAAGTGATTTTCTAATTGAATAGATCGGCTGTTTTGAGGAAACGTCCGCCCCATAGGGATTTTTCAACCATTTCAGGTTGATTCTGGATAATCTCGCCGAGATCACCAGACTTTCGGAAAGCCGTGTCTGCTTCAACAGCGTCTACTCGCTTACCAAACTTGTCAAATTCGACTCTTGCTGAAGCGATGTCTTTTGCGACTGCTTCAAATGAATCTTTTACTGTATCTACATCTACCTTTGAAGACTTTAGAAGTTCTACTTCTGCCTGCAAAGATTTTACTGTTGATACTAGATCGCTAAAGGCTGATGTTAGAGTATTCTTGATTTCAGCAATTGACTCTGCAATTACTTCATCTGACTTTGATGCCATTGGCTTCTTATCTTCCGCTTCTTCATCTGCTGGTGTTTCACTAGCATCTTCTTCAGGAGTTTCTTCAGCAGATCCTGGCTTTGCAGCCTTCTCTGTTGTTTCTTCTTCTGCTTCTACGGTATCTGCCTTTGCATCTGCCTCTGGAGCGACCTCTACTGCTTCAACTGCTTCAATAGTTTCAACTACTTCTGCTACAACATCTGTCTTCTCAACGATTTCTTCTGTTGTCTTTTTTGTTGCTTTTGCCATAAGGTTTTCCTCCTTGTTCATCTTAGAAGTATTAATGCCTTTAGCACTATCAACTAAGAACTTTATCATATTTAGTTTTTCACTATCCGTTTTTTCAACGAACCCTATATTAGTCATTTGCTCACCTGTTGTTGGGCTAACTTCTGACTCATTTTCTGAAACCATTACGAGACCAGTCTCTTGATCCCAAAACACATTCTCTAAAACTGTTTCATCACCCTTAATAATATCCATACCATCAACCTTTTCTACTGAAACAATATTTGCAAATTGATTAGCAGGGGAATCAACAAGACTCAACTCTACTAAATCATATTCCTTAATAACTCTAATTGACTTATCTGATTTTTCATCATAAGCATCATCCCACTTGTTCATTCGTCCACCAATAGAAAAACCAGTTAGTGTTCCGTCTAGAACTTTTTCCCAAGTGTCTTGTGCACCCTTT